CGTAGAGTAGCGTACCCAATCCAATATACTTAAATTACTTACTAGCCAAAATAATTCAAGTGCTGACGGAGGTGCAGCGTATAACATCTCCAAAGTCTCGAATCTTTCGAGCGCCCAGACGACGAACTTCGTCGATGGGGACTCACCGTGGTCATACGACATCGTCGCAAGCCCCGATGAAACAACACAACTCTCGGGTTTCTCTGACGCTCAACTGGGTGATTTCCTCAGTAGGCCGATTAAAATCAAAGAGTATCAATGGACTCCTGGCGCTGCGCTGTCGGTTACGCGTTTCAATCCGTGGACCGAGTTTTTCGGCAATGCGGACGTCCTTGATAAGATTAATCGCTATCGTAACTTGCGTTGCAACCTTCGTTTGAAGGTGCTAGTTAATGGAAATAGTTTTTATTATGGTCGCGCTTTGTTATCTTACAATCCTTATATTACTGATGATGAAGTTACCGTAAATAGAACTTTTATTCCTGAAGACTTAATGCAAGCTTCCCAAAAACCACATCTTTTGTTAGATCCAACTTCTTCTCAGGGAGGAGAAATGCTTTTGCCATTTATATGGCCAGAGAATTATTTGGATATTACAAAGGCTGGTTGGCCCGATGAGATGGGAGAAATTGATATTCACGATTTCGATGTTCTAAATCATGCCAATGGGGGTACAGACCCCATTACAATCACTGTTTTCTGCTGGGCAGAGAACCTTACTCTTTCAGTTCCTACTACTGCATCCGCTCAGGGTGCTGTGGAAGAAGCTGATCTTGATGAGTTTGGATTTCCTAAACCCTACAGTAAACAAGCCGGTACTAAATCGAAGAAATCGATGAAGCACACCTCCAACACATCAGGTAATGATGAGTTTTCAAGTGGAGGATTAATCAGTAAGCCTGCCTCGGCAGTAGCTTCTGCCGCAGATGCTTTATCAATGATACCAGTATTGGCACCATATGCGAAAGCTACTTCTCTAATTTCCACGAAAATTGGAGATGTGGCCCGCATTTTTGGATATTCTCGCCCTCAAATTTTAGACGAAATTAGACCTTTCACTCCGCGTGTTATGGGTAATCTAGCAAACTCTGATGCTCCTGAGGCTCTAACCAAGTTAACACTTGATTCTAAAAACGAATTGAGTGTAGATACTAGGTTAATGGGTCTTGGGGGTGAAGATGAGTTAACAGTTAACTCTATTGCACAAAGATGGTCTTATTTCAGACAATTTGATTGGCCAGAAGCAGCAACAACGGATACTATGCTGACGTCAATGATTGTAGCTCCTCTTTATGGAGATACTGTCATTTCAGCTCCTGTTACTGAAATTCATACCACAGCTCTTGCATATGCCGCAACACCATTTGAGGCATGGCAAGGTTCCATTAAATTCCGATTTAACGTTGTGTGTTCTGAATATCATCGAGGACGTATTCGTATCGTTTACAATCCAGCTACGTCGCCAGGCGGTGCTATCCCATTCAATCAAACCTATTCAACAGTTATTGATATTTCTGAGAATCGGGACTTCGAATACGAAGTGAAATGGGCTGACATTCGTGCTTGGGCACTAAATGCTGGGTTGGGAACTATCGCACCAGCTACAATTTACGATGACGTAAATCCAGTTACTTGCGGTGGCCTATATGACAATGGATCAGTCACAGTTTACGTAGTGAATGAGTTGGCAACGCCTTCTCTCACTGCTGCCGATGTGAAAATCCAAGTCTGGGTTGCTGCTGGTGACGACTTTGCAGTTGCTGTTCCAACAACCAAAAACATATCCTTGCTCTCTGTTCATGCCCAACAGGCTGAACTAGCTCCAGATGCCGCATTGGCATCTGCTGAGGATACTTCCAACTCTCCCACTGTCGTGGAAGCTGTAGATTCATTTGCAGCTGGGGAATCTATTCCTGAAAATAATCAATATCTTGTATATCAAGGTGAACGGATTGTTTCACTTAGGGAATTGCTTCGCAGGTATAACTATCACAATTGTTATTTTCCTGGGGGAATTGGTACTACAGGATCAGATCGTGCTGTAGCTTTAGATATCCATGATTTTCCATTCTACAGAGGATGGGAAACTAATGGACAGGATACTGCTGATGACTCTACAGCTACAACTGTGGGCTATAACTTTTGCAGTACTACGCTGTTGAATTTCTTAACTCCTGCATTTGCTTGCAGAAGAGGAGGAATGAGACATAAAGCTATGGTCACTACTATTGGCTCAGCCAAT